TCACCGCAGTTCCCTCCCCAACCACACGGCTTTGCCAATGATCCGTATGCCATCTGCAAGATCGCCCCTCGCGTCAATCTCAAGCGGAACATACGCGGGGTTGTAGCTCTTTAGGATGATCTTGCCAGGCAAGGTGTCCACCAACTTGATATATACCACATCCTCAACGCCTACAGCGAACATCCCCCCGGCCCTTGGCGTGGTCTGGCTTTGGTCGAGAAGTACCACATCCCCGTGGTGGATCTCCGGCTCCATGCTGTCTCCATCCACCCGCATCAGAACCATTTGAGAGACTTGCCCTTTACGGGTCAAGAAGTCCGACCGGAAGCCATAGCGCCGGTCTGTCTCGCCGCTGGTCGCAAAAGAACCCGTGCCCGCTGAAAGGCGGGCCTCCACCAGTGGAACGTAGACCATGTCAACGTCACAGGGAGCCGCGGTGTCTGTCACCACGCGCGCGAGAGGAGTGTCGCAAGGGGATTCGCAAGAAAACTCTTTGGTGGCGACTGCTCCGGCGAAGATCTCGCCCTTGCCCGCCAACAGCCAGTCGAGAGTGCAGCCAAGAGCCGCCGCAAGGGACACGGCCAACTCCCCCTTGGGGAATTGACCACCCTCATAGTTCTGGATCGTGGTGAGGCTGACACCAACTTTACTTGCTAACGCCTGCTGTCCAAGTCCCGTCAAATCGCGGCAAAAGCGCACCCTCTCACCAAACGAACTTGGTATCCGAGTTTCATTTTGTTTCTCGGATGGGAACTCGGACATATCTTTGCTCCTGCCAGGCTCACGCCTCTTGGCTGCAATAATTCACTTTTTGCCCGCAGAGGGGTTGCAGACAAAGAAAAGTTATCTCGGACGTAGTTTTCTTGTTGACCACAAAAAGAAAACTTGGCAAAGACAAGTTGTGCCTGTCATAAAAAGACTGTCACGACATGACACTAGCCCAGGCGCAAGCCACGGTCAACGTCCAGCGCATTTGGCAGATTGGACGTGGACCTTAAAACCGAGTGGACGGCAAAGCGATGCAAAAGCAATGTTCGCTTTTTATGGATGACCACGGAGCCCTCGCGGGGCTTATCCCGGCCATGCGCGCGGCCATGAACCGTGCGGCAGGCGAGGACGAGTCCGGCCGCAAGCTGCTGGTGGATCGCATTAACGGTGTCGCCCAGGCCGCTGGCATTCGACTCACCACCGGGAACACCAAAGCCATCAGCAAAGACACCCTCGACAAATGGTTGAACCCAAACGACCGCGACCACACGCCGGGCATCCTGGCCGTGGCCGCATTCTGCGTGGCCACCAAAGACGCTGGCGCGCTGGGGGTGTTGCTGCGGGCCGTGGGGCTGGACCTGATGACGCCGGATGACAAGAAGCACCGTGACTACGGCCGGGCTTGCCTTGCTGAACGGGAAGCGCGTCGGCGCAAGAAGATTCTGGAAGGCGACATATGAGCCATCGCGTTGGATGCGGGAAGTACCGCAAGTCCTGGAAAATCGTCGAGTGGCTGAAGGGACGAAAGATCGCCGTCGGCCGGATCGCGGAAGAGCTGGATGTCGATCAATCCCTGGTCTCCCACACCATTCATGGCAGCAAAAATAGCCGCGTGGTCCTGGCCCGGCTTGTGAAGTTGGGGTGTCCTAAGCGGATTCTCAGCCTGCCCCCCGACATGGAGAACGCCGCATGATGCCCGCCACAAAGCCAGCGTATTCCAGCGCGGAACTGGCCCCACTCCTCGGCGTAGACCCCCGCAACGTGCGTGAGCGCGCCAAGCGTGAGTCCTGGGAATCGCGTCCGCGGTCCGGGCGTGGCGGCGGGAGTGAGTGGCTTGTGGTTTCCATGCCCGACGCAACCCGCCTTGCCTTGGCAAGCACCCTCACTTCCCACGAGGCCGCCGCGCTCAAGCTGCGCGAGGATCTGGCCGCCCGCGTCGAGGAAGCCACCCGGCAAAAGGCGCTCTCCGGCTTCGCCACCTTGGCTGAACCGCGCAAGCGCCGGGCCGAGGCGCGGGCGCTCATCGCCCGCATGTGCGACGAGTTCCTGGCCACCTCCGGTTTGCCGCGCCGCCGCGGCACGGAGCTTTTCGCCACGGACTACAACACCGGGCGCGTGGCCGTGCCGGACTGGACGCGTGAAACCGTGCCCAGCCTGTGCGCGGGCAGCATCCGCAACTGGCAGAAGGCGCTCGACCGCGAGGGCCTGGCCCGGTTGGCCGGGAACCACGGCCGCCACCGCCTGGGCACGGGCAAGATCGACGGCAACCCGCAGCTATCCGAGTTCTGCTTAGGCATGCTCAAGACCTACCCGCACACCCACGCCACGCATTTGCTGGAGGCCATGCGCGCGCGCTTTGGCGAGGGCTCGCTGCCTACCCTGCGGGCCGTCCAGCGTTGGCTTTCCGGCTGGAAGGCCAAGAATGGTCAGCTGTTCACCGCCGTGAAGAACCCGGACGCCTGGCGCAACAAGTACATGGCCGCAGGCGGAGACGCCTTGAAGGTGACGCGCCTGAACGAGCGCTGGGAAATGGACTCCACGCCCGGCGACGTGCTGCTTTCCGACGGCAAGCGCCACACCATCGTGGGCTGCATCGACGTGTTCAGCAGGCGTTTAATACTGCACGTCTCGCGCTCCAGTTCTTCAGCAGCCGTGGCCGCCACCATGCGCAAGGCCCTGCTCGCCTGGGGGGTGCCCGATGACGAGCTAAAAACCGACAACGGCACAGACTATGTGTCCCGCCACATCACCCAGCTCTGCCTTGGCTTGGACATTCGGCACACGCTGTGCGCGCCGTTTAGCCCCTGGCAAAAGCCCTTCATTGAGCGAGCCCTCGGCACCTTCTCGCACGATTTACTGGAGCTGATGCACGGCTTCATCGGGCACAGCGTGGCCGAACGCAAGGACGTAGAAGCCCGGAGAAGCTTTGCCCAGCGCCTTTTGCGCCAGGGGGAGGAACCCCTTGAACTGCGCATGAGCCCGGAGGAGCTGCAAGAGTTCTGCGACCGTTGGGCCGAGGATGTGTACGCCCGCAAGCCGCATTCCGGTCTGGGCAACAAGAGCCCCTGGCAGGTGGCCGCGGAGTGGCCGCACCCGGTGCGCCGCATAGAGGACGAACGCGCGCTCGACGTGCTGCTTTTGCCCGCCCCCGGTGGCGAGGGCCTGCGCCGCGTGACCAAGAAGGGCATCCGCCTGGACGGCGCATACTACGACCATCCGCTGCTCGGCGGCCTGGAGGGCCAGGACGTGCTGGTGCGGCTCGACGAGGCGGACGTGGGCGCCATCTACGTGTTCGGCATGGACGGGCCGTTCGTGTGCCGGGCGCTCTGCCCGGAGATCGCGGGCGTTTCCCGCCGCGACGTGGCCATGGGCCGCAAGCGCCGCCAGCAGGCCGTCATGGCCGAAGGCAAGAAGATGCTGCGCGACGCCGCCCGCAAGGCGAACACCAAGGACATCGCCCAAGAGATCCTTTCCAGCCGCCGGACCGAGGCCGCCAGGGTGCAGGCCCTGCCGAGAGCTGGCGAGAGCTATGCCACCCCGGCCCTTGTGGAGGCTGGCCTGGCCGCCCGCGCCACCGACGCGCCCATGCCCCTGCCGCGTGAAGCCCAGGAACGCCTCGACTCCCAGGTGGCCGCCCTGGCGATGGAGATGGAGCAGGCCAAGCCCGCGCCGGAACTGCCGGAAACGCGCTTTGCGCGCGCCCTGCACCTGGAGCGCATGGCCGAGGCTGGCCAGGAACTGGACATGGAGCTGGCCCGCTGGTTGCGCGGCTACCAGGGCACCCCGGAATACCGCGGATTCCGGGCGCTTTATGAGGATTTTGGCGACACGTGGCTGCCGATTGCGGCGACCGCGGGCGCTTAGAAAAGGCGCGGCCCCGCAGGCGTGAGCGCGCCAGCGGGGCCTTGAAACGGACCAGAACAACAACGGAGGGAATCATGACGAAAGGAAACGGGCAAGTCAATGCGGCCCCAACGCCCGGCACCATTGCACCCCTGTACAACGTGGCCCTGTTCAGCGCCCTTGTGGAGCGCGTGATGAACCGGCCCCTCGGGTTGCCGGGCATGGCCACCTTCCACGGCCCCAGCGGCCTGGGCAAGAGCTGCTGCGCCATTTACGCGGCGAACAAGCACCGCGCCTACTACGTGCAGGTGCGCAGCGTGTGGACGCGCAAGCACATGCTGGTCAGCATCCTGGCCGAAATGGGCATCCGCCCGGCGGGCACCATTCCCGAAATGATGGACCAGGTGGGCCAGCAGCTTTCGCTTTCCTCCCGCCCGCTCATCATCGACGAAGCCGACTACCTGCTGGCCAAGGGCATGATCGAGGTGGTGCGCGACATCTACGAATCCAGCCAGGCCGCCATTATCCTCATCGGCGAGGAAGGCTTGCCGCAGTCGCTCACCCGGTACGAGCGGGTGCACGGGCGCATGCTCGACTGGCAGGCCGCCCAGCCCGCCAGCGAGAACGACGCCCGTGTGCTGTCCAGGCTCTACTGCCCCACAGCCCAGGTGGGCGAGGATCTGCTGGCCCGCCTGCTGGAGGCCAGCGCGGGCTCCGTGCGCCGGATCTGCGTGAACCTGGACCGCGTGCGCGAGTTCGCGGCCGCCCGCAACCTGCACCAGGTGAGCCTTGCGGACTACCAGGGCGAGATCTTCACCGGCAGCCCGGCGGGCGCGCGGAGGGTTGCATGAGCCGCAAGACGACAATTGAACTTGCGTCCTCTGGCCGCCCCTACGGCAGGCAGGCCATGTGGGAGGCCATGCGCAAACAGCGCCGCTTCACCCGCGCGGACCTCGACCACCTGAACGTCGAGCGCGACACGGTGCGGAGCTATCTCCGCTCGCTGGTGAAGGCCGGGTACGTGGTTGTGGCCGTCCAGCAGGGCCACCATTCACCCGCCGTGTACGAACTGACCAACGACGTGGGGCTGGAGGCTCCGCGGCTGCGCCGCGACGGAAGCCCCGTGGAGCAGGGCCAGGTCCGCGAGCACATGTGGCGCACCATGAAGATGCTGCCCAGCTTCACTTTCTTGGATGTCGCCGTGACCGCCAGCACCGAGGAGGTGCGCGTCACCGAACAGGACGCCAAGGACTACGTGAAGCACCTGGTGCGCGCCAAGTACCTGGCCGTGCTGAAGCCCGCCACCAAGAGGAACAAGGCGGTCTACCGGCTGGCCCGCAACACCGGCCCCAAGCCGCCCATGGTGACGCGCGCCAAGATCGTGTTTGACCCCAACCTGGGCAAGGTCGCCTGGATCGAGGAGGTGGACGCGTGAGCCCGAGCGCCAAGATCAAGGCCGTGGATACAGCCCGCGCCGCGTGGGCGGAGCTTGGCGGCTGCCCGGATTGGATAGCCACCCTGGCGGAGGAGTGCGACCGCACCAGCCAGCGGGCGGTCGGCCTGCGCATCGGCTACAGCGCGGGCGCTGTAAACCAGGTGCTGGCGAACAAGTACAAGGCCCCCACAACCAACATCGAGCAGGCCGTGCGCGGGGCCTACCTCGCCGCCGTGGTCACCTGCCCGGTGTTGGGCGAACTGGCGGCCGACCGCTGCCTGGAGCACCAGAAGCAGCCGTGGGCCTCAAGCCCCATGCGGCTGCGCCTGTTCAAGGCCTGCCGGGCTGGCTGCCCGCATAGCCGCATCAACACCGCAACCAAGGAGGCCTCATGATCGCCGAAAAGATCGACTCCGTGACCAAGACCCTGCGCGGCCTGGGTGGCCAGGTCCGCCCCGAAGTGTTCGAGCTGCTGCGCAATGCCTGTGCCGAACTGAAGGACGCCGCGACCAGCGCGCGCCACCTGGAGGCTGCGCACCTGCCCATCACCGAACCCGTGGCCGTAGCCGCGAATCAGTAAGGAGAATCGCCATGCTTGAAGGATACATGGAGAACGCCAAGGGGCACCAGGTGCCCAACGACCAGGTGGCCGAAATCGACAAGGAGCGGGACGCCCTGGTCTTGGAGAAGGTCGAAAAGGTCAAGGCCATGAATGTGGCCCTGGCCGCCCTCAAGGACGAGCTCATGGCCGACGTGGGGGCGTTCGTGGAGCTCTCTGCCGAGCGCTATGGCGCGAAGGTCGGCGGCGGCAAGGGCAACGTGACCCTGCTGTCCTTTGACGGCCGGTACAAGATTGTGCGCCAAATGGCGGAGGCCATCACCTTCGACGAACGCCTGCAGGCCGCAAAGGCGTTGATCGACGAATGCCTGCACGACTGGACCAAGGACGCCCGCAGCGAGATCCAGGCCATCATCGACAACGCCTTCCAGGTGGACAAGGCCGGCAACATCTCGACTTCGCGCGTGCTGGGCCTGCGCCGGCTCAGCATCACCGACGCCCGCTGGGTGAGGGCCATGCAGGCCATCGGCGACAGCATCCAGATCGTCGACACCAAGTCCTACGTGCGGATCTACGAGCGCCAGGCCGACGGCTCCTACACGGCCATTCCGCTGGATATCGCGGCGGTCAAGGCGGTGCGGCATGCCTAAGCAGCTCCGCGAAATCACCCCCGAGCGCCAGGCCGCCTTCGACGCCGCCATGGGCCGCATCAAAGAGGTCACCGGAGCCAGCACGCAGGTGCAGTTGGCCGAGGTGCTGGAGGTCCGACAGTCGAGCATCAGCGATGCCAAGCGCCGGGCGAGCATCCCTTCCGATTGGCTGCTCAAGCTCCAGCGCTCGCACAAGATCTTCGCCGACTGGTTCCTCACCGGCGAAGGCCCGCGCGAGGTCACCGGGGCCGCGTCGACGCGCCTGGCCGAGCTGACCGAGGAGCTGCACCGGGTGATGCGCGAGACCGAGGCCCTGGCGGACATCATCCGCAACGCCCTGGTGCACGCGCGCACCACGCTCGATGACCTGATCGGCCTCAAGAGCACCAGCCGCGACATGCTGGCGCAGGCGCAGAAGCGCATCAAGACCCTGGGAGGCCAGCTGCGCGACATGGACGCGGAATTGGCCGCCTCGGCCGTCACCCTCTAACCCCAAGGAGCAAGGACCATGACCAAGAAAGACCTCATCACCAAGATCGCCGCGGACACCGGCAGCACAAAGGCCGACGTCGAGAAGATTCTGGACAGCCTGGGCGGCGTGGCCGCTGCCGAGCTGCTGGGCAATGGCGAAGTGCCGCTGCCGGGCCTGGGCAAGCTGAAGGCGCACAACAGCAAAGCCCGCAAGGGGCGCAACCCCAAGACCGGCGAGGCCATCGACATTCCGGCCAAGACCACCGTCAAGTTCTCCACCGGAAAGGAGCTGAAGGAGGCCTTGAAGTAACGCGAAACCGCCCTGCGGGGCGGTCGTCCCGGCGTGGTTGCCGGGGCCTGATGAGCAGCCAGGAGGAGGGGGAAACCGTGAGAAAATACAGTGTAAACGACAGGGTGTTCTCCAAACGCCATCGCAGTGGTGAGATTCGCGTTGACGTGGCCGGAAGCAAGGTGCTCCTCGGCCGCGTGATCAAGAAGGACGGCACCCCCGGCAGAGATGTGATTGTCCCAGTAGAGGATGTCACCCATAACTGGCCGTTTCTTCCTGGATGTGAGGTAGTTCGGTGACTCTTCCCCGCTTCGTTCCTGGCCACGGCCGCGCAGGCAGCATTTGCCTCCGCGACACGCTGCGCGGAAACCGCATCGTCTGCTTTTTCGACCGGGATTGGCAGACCTACGGGTACCGGAACAAGCGGGCGGACGAAGCGGCCTTGCTCATGGCCGAGACCTGCGCCGAGGCTTTGAACCGCAAGTACGAGGAAGCCCTGCAAGCCAAACAGGAGGCCGCCCAATGAGCCCGAAGCCCCGTTATGAGGTGGCCCGCGCAAGCCTTGGATCGCCCATTGTTCGCGACACCAAGGATTGCCGTGCCGTCGCGGTGTTCCTGCGCGATCCGGACGCCGCCAAAGAGACCGCCGACGCCGCGGCCATGCGCCAGGCCGGTATCTGCGCCCAGGCGTTCAACCGCGTGAATGAGGAACTCCAGTGGGCCAAGCAGCATAGGGAGGGGGGCAAGTAGTCTTGCCCTGAAAACATGGCAGAACGTAGGCAAAAAGCAGGGTCCATTTTGCTCCGAATTGGGAGCAAAGACCGCAAGGGGCGCGTCCTCGAAATCTATTCCGCCGAGCTTTGGCCGGAGCAGCGCGAGGCCGACACCGGCCTGTACCGCGTGCGCATCGACGACCGCTGGGTAGCCGTTGGCGGCCAGCGGTACACCTTTTTCACGCCCGAAGCGCTCGGCCAGCTGATCGCCCAGGAACTGACAGCGCCTGGTGCGCTGGCGGCGCTGCAGCGCCCCACACCGGCTATGCGCAAGGGCGACTGGGTACGCTGGTACGGCCCGAAGTACGGCGCGCATCAGTTCCGCCTTTCGAGTGATCCCGTTTTGTGGCTCGACGGCCAGTGGCGCGTACTCATCAACGATCTGCGGCTCGGACGGCAGCTGGTCTGCTGCGACGAACTGGTGCCTTTGGACCGCTTTGGACGGGAGGTTCCCAATGCGTGAATACCCCATACTTTTCAACGGCGACATGGTGCGGTCCATCCTGGCCGGAACCAAGACACAGACGCGACGGCCTGTGAAGTTCAAGGTCGGCCGCGACAATCGCTTCGACGTTCCCGGTGAGCGTTACGTCATGAATATCCGCGATCCGCGGGCCGTACAATTCTGCCCCTACGGGCAGCCCAGCGACCACCTGTGGGTGCGGGAGACGTGGCACAGCGACCGCGCGACACACCCCATATTTGCCTTCTACCGCGCCGACGGTGACGACGGGAAGCTGCCCTGGCGGCCCTCCATCCACATGCCCCGCTGGGCATGCCGCCTGGTGCTGAAGATCACGAGCGTGCGCGTGGAGTGCGTGCAAGAGATTACCGAGGGTGGTGCCATTGATGAGGGTGCGCTCACCCTTTCGGACTTCACTGGGTACGAAGTCCTCGCTCAACTGGCCAAGGAACAGGGAAAACGCCCCCCCCTTGGTCCCTCGCCTCGTGAGCGGTTTCTTCATCTTTGGGACTCCTTGTACGCTGCCAAGGGCGCGGGGTGGGATGCCAACCCCTGGGTGTGGGTGGTCGAATTCAAGCGCGTGACGGATGCCTCATGATCTGGCGCATCCTCGTGCTCATGAGTTGGACCTACGTGTTCGCCTACGTGGATAAGCATTACGGCCGCGAGGCGGCCTGGTGCCTGTCCTCGGCCATCATGGTCATCCTGTTGCCGCTTTCCGAGATTGAGCGACGGCTTGCCACTTTGGCGCAGGCCCAGTGCGACAGGACGGTCAGTAAGGAGGCCCGCAAATGACCATCGCCACCCGCAAGGGCTTGCTGGCCAAGATCCACATCGCCAAGGCGCAGTTGGGCCTGGACGATGACGCCTACCGTGCCGTCCTGGCCGCCCACGGCGTCGAGTCCTCCAAGGACCTGGACCTGAAGGGCCTGGAGACGGTGCTCACCCACATGGAGAAGCTGGGCTGGCAGGCCAAGGTGGCCCGCTCGCGCAAGCGCGATGCGCACGGCGCGCCCAAGAACCTGGGCCGTGGCCAGGGCAAGGGCAACGCCAAGCCCTACGACCGCTCGCTGCTGCTGACGAAGATCGAGGCCCTGCTCGCGGACAAGGGCGCAGCCCAGGACGAGCACGTGCCCTGGGACTACGCCGCCGCCATCCTGAAGCGCATGTACAAGCTGGACCGTTTGGAATGGGCCAACACCGACCAGCTGCGCGGCGTCATGGTGGCGCTGATGAAGGGTGGCAAGCGCAAGAAGCGCGTCGCGCCCCCGGTGCCCGAGGTGGACCATGCCGCGACCTGACGCACCCGCCCACGAAATTTCAGAGGCCGTGCTGGCGCAGCTGCCTGGCGTGCTGGCCCAGGTGGCGCAGGCCGCCGGGCTCAAGGCCGCCGTGGCCGTCGCCAAGGCGCGCGGGGGTGGCCGGGCCTACATCCCCACCCCGCAGGCCCTGCACGACAAGCACTGGCTTGCCCTGGCCGTGGGCCTGGAGGCGGCGCACGCTATCGCTAGAGCCTTGGGCGGCGGCGAGGTGGAGGTGCCGCTTGGCCCCTTTGCTGGCAACCGCGCGGCCGTGTGGGCGGCCATTGAACGCGGCCTGAAGGACGGTTTAAGCGCCGAACAGGCCGCGCGCCAGGTTGGCGTGACGGCGCGGACAGTGCGGAGGCACAAGAGCGGCGAGGCGGGCGGGCAGGAGATGCGACAGTATCAGCTACCACTCTGGTAGGGTTTGCACAGCAAAAGGTATGGATTCCGCTTAAATGCACCCCCACTTCCGCTCTTGCATTTTCCTCGCATTATGTTGTAAATTAAACACAATTCGTACGGGTAAGGCGAAGCACGCGTTTCGCGAGTATCTTAATCGATTATAGAAGGTTACAGCCCTATTGCCCGTCCCCGACTGCGCAAAAAAGAGGTTGGCATGACACCGAAATACGCAATGAAGATTTCGCGGCTTATCGTAGACAAGCTCGGAGTCAAACTTTACGACAAAGTCTCGGCGGTAATCGCAGAACTTGTTGCAAACAGCTATGATGCGGATGCCACCGAAGTAATTGTTTCAGCTCCAATGGGTGAATTTTTGGCCTCGAAGGCGGGCAATACGGTCAAGGATAAAGGGTTTGAAATCATTGTCACGGATGACGGCATCGGGATGACGCCAGAAGAAGTGAATAATTTTTATCTTCTGGTGGGTTCTGAGCGGCGGCGTGATGCTAGAGGAGATAAATCTCGGAAGTATGGGCGAAGTGTTATGGGCCGAAAAGGGGTCGGCAAACTCGCGCCCTTCGGCATATGCAACAAGGTTGAAGTATGGACCAGCGGCGGTGACAAGATTAAGGGAAAGGATGAGAATGGAAATATAATCGAAGGTTACATGACCGCCCACATCATCCTTGATGGGCATAAAATCATGAGTGCCTCGCGGGAAGACTACGAACCAGAAGTCGGTGAGTTGGACGGGTTGGTCGATCCTAATCATGGCACATTCATTAGACTAAGCGAATTTTATTACAGAAAGGTTCCAGCCTTGAATGATTTTTCGAGGCAGTTGGCTCAGCGTTTTGGAATACGTCAAGATAATTGGAAAATATTCCTCACTGACAACACCAAAACCGAATCGGACGATGAGTACGAAGTCGAGGTTGGTGACTTTGACGTTGATACAATGCCTAATACAATGATTCGATTTAACGAACCAAATCCAACAACCGTCCCCCCCAAGGCTAGCGTCCATGTCGTTATTGGCCCGGACGGGGAACCTATTCCAGATTTACATGCAGGTTTTGAGCTCGAGAGCACATTCTATCCTATCCGTGGTTGGATGGCCTATGCTAAATCCCCATATAAAGATGAGCTAATGGCCGGTGTTCGGATATACTGTCGTGGAAAAATTGCCTCGCAGACAGCTGCCTTTGATATGAAGGCAGGCTTTACTGGCGAGCATTCCATCCGCTCCTACCTAGTTGGAGAGCTTCATGCAGACTGGTTGGATGAGGATGAAGACCTGATCCAAACCGACAGACGGGATTTGCTTTGGTCCCATGAATTAGGAATGGCCTTCCAGGAATGGGGACAAAGGATTGTCCGGCACATCGGCACTCTCTCACGTGAACCAATGCGGAAGAAGCTGTCACAACAATTTATGGAGGCTTCGCAAGCTGAAAAAAGGGTTACGGACGAATATCCAGGCAAGGAGCGAAAGGCTCTCAGGCAGAAGGCACTTTCTTTCGCAAAGTTGCTTGGAGAAAGGATTAACGCTGAAGAAATTCAAAACCCAGACGCTGTAAATTCTATGATGGATCTTGCTCTCATGATTGCTCCACATGTTGAGCTCGATGAAAAATTGCGCGAAACGGCCTCCTCGTCATCAACATCTCTGAAGTTTGCCGTCAATTTGTTAAAGACAGCAAAGGTCGCGGAGTTGGCTTCTTATGGCCGAATTGCCAAAGATCGCGTGCGTGTCATTGAGAAGCTCATCACCCTCAAGGACACACCCGAAGCAGATGAATCCGTATTCCAACAGCTCATCGAGGAAGCCCCCTGGCTTATTAATCCGCAGTGGTCCCCGATCACGTCTAATCAATCCATGGCGACACTAAAAGAAGAGTTTTCCAAGTATTACGAGAAGGAAACAGGGACGAAAATAGTGCTAAGCGATTTTAGTATGCCTAGAAAGCGTCCAGATTTCGTTTTGTCGTCGAATGGAAGGCAGCTTCAAGTCATCGAAATCAAGAGACCAGGCCACGCTCTGAAGGATGATGAGGTTGTTCGCATTGATAATTATATAAGCTGTATGACTAAGTTTCTTAATATGCCTGAGCATAAAGACTTCAAGTCTTTGTTCTATGACTTTCATGTAACTCTTGTCTGCGACAAGCTTAGTCTCGGTCGCCTTGCACAAAATACTTTTGACCTCCATCAACAAAATCAGGTACTCGATTGTATTGACTGGATAACATTTATTTTGCGAACAAGACGGGCTCACGAATCGTTCCTTGAACTTGCCAACGAGGAACGCGCTCATGCCGTTGCCGAATAAGTGCCATGATCGCCAGCTTACCGCTGTGGATCTCTTTGCCGGTGGAGGGGGATTAACTGTAGGTTTGAAGAATGCTGGATTTCAGGTTGCCGCAGCAGTGGAGCTAAATCCGTCCGCCTTCTCCACTTACAAAGCCAATCATCCTGAGGTGGCAACCTTCAAGCAAGACATCCGCTCTATTGAAGGCAAAAGCCTATTGAACTTGTGTCGAGGAGGAAGCGTTGACCTCTTGGCGGGATGCCCACCATGTCAGGGCTTCTGTTCGCTAACCGCCAAATACCACCGCGATGATCCGAGAAACGAACTCGTTGGTGAAATGGCCCGCCTAATCAGGGAGCTTCATCCCAAGGCGGTCATGATGGAAAATGTCCCCGGATTAGCGTCAAGAGGTTGGCCGAAGTTCAAGGAACTGTTGGGCACTCTGGAGCAGATGGGATATATCCCTTCGTGGAAGGTTCTTGAAGTGGCTGATTATGGTGTGCCACAAAGGCGAAAGCGGTTAGTGTTGCTAGCGGGCCGCGGCTTTTCAATCCCTTTGCCTGAGCCGACCCATTCACGAAACGGAGATAAGGGACTGCAGAAGTGGAAGACTGTTGGTGAAGTCATCCGTCGGATGCCAGAACCAGTGACCATGTCGCAAGCTTCTGCAAGAGGGGGGGCCAAGAGCTTGCATTGGCATGTTGTCAGCGATCTTGGCGAGGTGAACCGGCGTCGCCTCGAACTTGCCATCCCCGGCGAGGGTTGGACTGAAATTCCGGAAAACTTACGTCCGAAGTGCCACCGTGGCGCCTACGACGGATTTTCCAACGTGTATGGTCGGATGCGTTGGGATGAACCATCTCCAACCATCACTGGAGGGTGTACCACGCCGAGCAGAGGAAGATTCGGGCATCCTGAAAGTCTACGTACCATCTCGGTCCGCGAGGCTGCACTTTTGCAGACCTTCCCCATTGACTATATTATTGACGCGGATTGCATGCTTCATGCCTGTAATATCATCGGGAATGCTCTTCCTTGCGACTTCGCGGAGGTTCTTGCTCGCAGGTGTCTAGAGGCCATGGTAGAAATCCCCTAACGGGGGGCACCATCGCCCTGCCCTTGACTCCCCCCGCCCCCGCATGCCATTCCCCGCATACTGCCTAATCTCCCTTCGCCCCTGACATTTGTCCGCGTTAGAGCGCGGCCCTTGCCGAAGTAGTCTCGCCTCCGTTGCGGCGTTTCGCCGCTCATACCCCCTCCGTCTCCCTCCCGGCCTGCGCCTGGCCGGGAGGGGGGCAACGGGGAAACACGGAGGCTTCCATGGATCGCATCAAGGTTTTCTTCGCTCCTTTTTTCGCCTGGCTTTCCGCCAAGGTCCACGCCTGGTTCCCGCGTATGGGCTGGAGCGCGGCCGCCACCCTCGGCCTCGGCTTCGTGGTGTTCCTCATCGCCCCGCAGCAGATCGGGGTGCTCGTCTACAAGCTCGTGTGCATCACCGCCGGGGCCGTGACCATGTACTACGTGTTCCGCGAGCTGTTCCCCTACAACCGCCCCTCCCTGCTGCTGGAGGAGCCGGACGCCTCCGGCTTCCGCGCCATCAAGGCCGGGTGCCAGGTGCGTTACTGGATCGCCGTGGCCCTGCAAGGCCTGGCGGCCATCGCTGGCGCGCTGGCCGTGGCCCTGGCGCTGTAAGGGGCAAGGCCATGCGTCGTCGGCTTGCCGCTCTTCTCCGCCGCATACCGGACTCTTGGTGCATGTTCGTGGGCAAGGTGCTCGGTTTTGTTGCCCAGATGGTTGCAATGGGGTTCTGGCTCGGCGTCGGCTTTACGTTCGCCGCCCTGTTGGTGCTTTCGTGGTTCTCCTGCGCCCACGCCGACACCATCCCCGCCGCGGCCCAGGAATACCGCTCCGTGGTCATCCGCGCGGCGCGGGTGGAGGGCGGCCTGAACGCCCCTGTGGCCGTGTTTGCGGCGCAGCTGGAGCAGGAGAGCGGGTGGAACCCGCAGGCCCGCTCCGTTGTGGGAGCAAGCGGCCTGGGCCAATTCATGCCCGGCACCGCAAAGGACATGGGCCGCCAGCGCCCGGACCTCGGCGTGGCTGCGCCCACCAACCCCGGCTGGGCCATCCGCGCCCTGTGCGCCTACGACCTGGCCAACCTGAAGCGCGTGCGCGCACGCACCCAGGCCGATGCCTGGGCCATGGCTCTGGCCGCCTACAACGGCGGCCTTGGCTGGGTGTACCGCGACGCCGCCCTGGCCGCACGCCAGGGCCTGGACCCGCTGACCTGGTGGGGCAGCGTGGAGACGGCCAACGCCGGGCGCACCCTCGCCGCCAAGCGCGAGAACACCGGCTACCCCCGCGTCATTCTGCTCAAGCGGCAACCCAAGTACCTGGCCTGGGGGCCGGGCGTGCGCTGTGAGCCCAAAGCCAAGGGAGGCCGCTAATGTGGGATCTCGCCAAATCCTGGGGCTCGTCCGTGTTCGGCGGCGTGAGCTGGGGCCTGGTGCTTGTGGCCGTGCTGGCCTGCCTGGCCTGCGGCTATGCCGGGTACCGCCACGGCTACGGCACGGCCAAGGCCGAAGGCGACGCCAAGTACTCGGACCTGAAGGCCGAGCAGGCCGACGCCAACCGCCTGGCCAGCGACGCCGCCCGGCGCATCATGGACGCGGAGATCATCCGCCGCGACGAGCTGGAGCGGAAGCTCTCCAAGGCGCTGGCCACGGTGGAAAGTCAAAGCAGCAAGATCACAACCGGGAGGATCGCCCATGCGTCGCAAGCTGTGGCTGTTGATGGTGGCCGTTGCGTTTTTGGCCCCGAGTGGGTGGGGCTGTTCAACGAGGCCTGGGGTTTCGGCCTCGGTGCTGGTGGCGACGCCTCCGCCTCCTCCGGCGCTGATGGAGAAGCCGCAGGAGTTCCGGCCGCTCAAGCCGGGGAGTTTCGCCAAGGCGGAGTGACCCCGGAGGACATCCAGGTCGTGAACCGCGACAACGCGCGGGCCTGCCGGGATCTCAGGGACAGGTACCTGGTGCTCGTCGAATGGGCGCAGGGCCTGCCCAAAACCACCAACGCCACGGAGGCCCCGTGACCCTCGTCGAATTCGCCACAAGTGCGAACGCCTGGACCTTTGCCCTCACCTGCCTTGTGGGCCTGGTGCAGTGCCTGGTGCTGTGGGCGCTGTGGAGCATCCGCAAAGTATTCGTGACGTCCAAGACCTGCGAGGACTGCCGCAAGGCTTGCCGCGGCCAGGTGGACGAGCGCTTGGCCAAGCAGGAATCAGCCTCCGGGTCGCTTCACGACAAGGTCGGCCAGGCCGCCCAAAAAGACGAGCTGGCCAAGGCCGCCACGGCGGACGAGGCCCTGCGCGGCGACATCAAGGCCCTGACGGCCACCATCGAAGGCCTGAAGGATCAGCAGCGCCGGTTGGAGCGCCAGGTGGGGCTGCTTATGGAACATCACCTTGGAGGGAGCCGGTGAACAGCTTTGAACGCCTGTTGAACGAGGACCGCCGCCTGATGATTCTGCGCCTGCTGGCGCAAGATTCCGGCTACCGGGCCAACGCCTATGTGCTGCGCCCGGCGCTGGACGCCGTAGGCCACGCGGTCTCCATGGACAAGGTGGAAACCGACCTGGCCTGGTTGGCCGAGCAGGGGCTCGTCACCGTGGAGCGCGTGCAGGATGTCACCGTGGGCAAGCTCACCCCGCGCGGGGCGGACGTGGCCGCGGGCTTGGCCGTGGTGCCCGGCGTCAAGCGCCCCGAACCGGAGGCATAGACGATGCCGCGCGCATCTTCCGTCCGCCGCCTGCCGCCCGAGCTGCGCGAGCAGATCGGCGCGCTCCTCGACCAGGGCCGCACCCTGGACGAAATCACCACGCACCTGAACCAGCTGGGCGCGGAGGTCTCCCGCTCCGCCCTGGGCCGGTACAAGCAGCACCTGGACAAGGTGGGCGAGAAGCTGCGCCGGAGCCGAGAGGTGGCCGAGGCTCTCATCGCCAAGCTGGGCAACGCGCCGGAGAGCAAGGCCCTGCGCCTCAACGTGGAGCTGATGCACGGCGTGCTCATGGATCTGGCGATCGCCGCCAGCGAGGAGGGCGAAACCGGCGAAGGGGCCGAAGGCAAGCCCGTGAGCCTGGAGCCCATGGGGGCCATGCTGCTCTCCAAGGCCCTTGACCATTTGGCGCGCGCCAGCAAGGCCGACGCCGAGCTGGTGGCCAAGATCAAGGAGCAGGCCGAAGCCTCGGCGCGCAAGGCCGCCGCCGAAACCGCCGTCACAGCCGCGCGCAAGGGCGGCCTCTCCGCCGAATCGGCGGACGCCATCCGCCGCGAGATCCTGGGGATCAAATGACCACGCCCATAAACGCATTGGCCAATGCCCCGGCCGTCTTGCTGTCCTACCAGCAGGATTGGGTTGCGGACCTCTCCCCCGTCAAGGTGGGCGAGAAGAGCCGCCGCGTGGGCTTTTCCTGGGCAGAGGCCGGCGACTGCGCCCTCATCGCCGGGTCCATGCCCGGCGCGGGCGGCATGGACTGCTGGTACGTGGGCTACAACCAGGACATGGCCAAGGAGTTCATCCGCGACGTGGCGGATTGGGCGCGCCAATACAGCCTGGTGGCCACGGAGGTGCAGGAGGAATACCTGAAGGACGAGGACAAGGACATCCTCACCTTCGTGGTGCGCTTCGCCTCCGGCTTCCGCGTCACGGCTCTTTCCAGCCGCCCCAGCAACCTGCGCGGCAAGCAGGGCGTGGTCATCATCGACGAGGCCGCGTTCCACGAACAGCTGGAGGAGCTGCTCAAGGCCGCCTTCGCCCTGCTCATATGGGGTGGCAAGGTGCGCATCATCAGCACCCACAACGGCACGGACAACCCCTTCAACGAGCTGGTGCTCGACATCCGCGCCGGAAAGAAGCCCTACAGCCTGCACCGTGTGGAATTCCGCGCCGCCGTGGCCCAGGGGCTGTACCAGCGCATATGCCTGGTGAGCGGCAAGACCTGGACGCCCGAGGCCGAAACCGCTTGGGTGCGTGAGCTGTACGAGTTCTACGGCGAGTCCGCCTCGGAGGAACTGGATGTCATCCCGCGCGCGGGCGGCGGGGCCTGGCTCACGCGGGCGCTCATCGAATCGGCCATGCAGGAAGGCGTGCCGGTGTTCCGCCTGGCCAAGCCCGACGAGTTCACCTTGCTGCCCGCGCATATCCGCGAGGCGGAGATCCGCGACTGGTGCGAGGAGTTCCTTGCCCCGGCGCTGGCCGCCCTGGACCCCGGCCAGGACCACTTTTTGGGCGAGGACTTCGCCCGCTCCGGCGACCTGACCGACCTGTGCCCCCTGGCCCAGGCGCAGAACCTGGGCCTGCGCACGCCTTTCGTGGCGGAGCTGCGCAACATCCCCTTTGAGCAGCAGCGCCAGGTCTTGTTCTACATCGGCGACCGGCTGCCGCGTTTCCGCGCCGCCGCGCTCGATGCGCGCGGCAATGGCCAGTATCTGGCAGAGGTGGCCGCGCAACGCTACGGCGGCGAGCGCATCGCCCAGGTGATGCTCTCCCAGGAGTGGTACCGGGAGAACATGCCCCCGCTCAAGGCCGCCCTGGAGGACAAGACCCTTTCGGGCTTGCCCAAGGATGCGGACCTGCTGGCCGACCTGCGCGCTGTGCGCATGGAAAAGGGTGTGGCCAAGGTGCCGGACAACGCCCGCGTGCGCGGCGCGGACGGCCGCGACCGCCACGGAGACTTTGCCGTGGCCCTGGCCATGGCCCACTTTGCCGTGCGGACCATGGAGCCCACCCCCATTGAATTCCAGTCCCTGAACCAGGCGCGCTTCAGCACGCGCTTGGCCGACTACTAGCCCACCCGGAGGATTCATGGCCGAAGCCACCCCCAGCACGCCCAACATGGCAGAGCTGAAGCAGGAAATCGCCACCGTCGACAAGGACATCCTGTTCCCGTCGTTTGACGGCATTCTGCGCAACCTGGCCGACGACACCCTGCTGACCCGCGGCGGCGGCGAGGGCCTCAAAATTTACGACAACCTGGAGCGCGACGGCTCTGTGTACGGGTACCTGGGCAAGCGCAAGCTGGCCGTTACCGCACGCCCGTGGGAAGTGGTGCCCGGCGGCCCCGGCCGCAAGGAAAAGAAGGCGGCAGAGCTGGTGAAGACCATGCTGGAGGCCGTGGGCTTTGACCGCCTGTGCAAGAACCTGATGGACGCCGTGCTGAAAGGCTTTGCCGTGGCCGAGATATTGTGGGAGACCGACGGCGCCACCGTCTTTCCGCGCGAGATCAAGGCCAAGAACCAACGCCGTTTCCACTTCGCGGCCGACGGCAGCCTGCGCCTGCTCACCCCCCAGGACATGTACCAGGGCGAGCCGGTGCCGGACCGCAAATTCATCGTGCACACCTTTGGCGACAAGGACGGCTCGCCCTACGGCCTGGGCCTGGGCACCAGGCTGTTCTGGTACGTGCTGTTCAAGCGCGAGGACTTCCGCTCCTGGCTGCTCTTCCTCGACAAGTTCGCCAGCCCCACGGCCGTGGGCAAATACCCCCATGGCGCACAACCGCCAGAGCAGCAGAAGCTTCTGGACGCCTTGGCGGCCATTGCCCGCGATGCCGGGGTCATTATCCCCGAGGGCATGACCGTGGAGCTGCTGGAGGCCCAACGCTCCACCGCGGGCAGCCATGAGGCATTCTGCCGCTACCTGGACGAACAGATCGGGCTCATCATTTTGGGCGATGCGCCGGGGGCCAAGGACTCCGGCGGGGCGCTGGCCAGCGCGGCCATACTGCGCAACGAGGTGCGCCTGGAGCTGGTGGCGGATGATGCCGACCTGCTTTCGGCCACGTTGAACCAGACCCTGCTCCGGTGGATCACGGAGCTGAACGTGCCGGGGGCCATCCCCCCCACCGTGTGGCGCGACGTGAAGCCCGCCGAGGATCTGAAGGCCCGCAGCGAGCGCGACAAGAATATTTCTTCCCTGGGCTACCGGCCCACCCTCAAGACCGTGCAGGAGAGCTATGGCGGCGAATGGGAGCCCATCCCCGGCTTCGGCACGGCCAAGAACGCGCCAGCCGACAAAATATCTGCCGACAACTTGCCAGACGGCAACTCGCCCGACGGCGCGGATGCCTCGGCCTTTGCCGAGGGCGGGGATGCTGCCGAGAACTACCCGGACCAGCTGGCGCTTGATGACGCGGCGGACAACTTGCCCGTTGACGAATTGGACCAGGCCATGCGCGCCATGCTGAAGCCCGTGGTGCAGCTGCTGGCGGGGGGCGGCAGCCCCGAGGACGCCATGACCAGGCTGGAGGAGATCTACCCGGACCTGGACGCCACGGCCCTGGCCACCCAGCTGGCCCGCGCCATGTTCGTGGCCAAGGTGTGGGGCAGGCTTGCGGCGGACGCTGAAACGGGAACCCAGGCCTAACCCATGCCCGAGATCCCGAACCTCGCCTATGCCCTGAATCTTCCGCCCGAGAAGGCCATCGCCTACTTTGAGGCCAAGGGCTATGCGTTCTCCTGGGACTGGCGCGAGGTGTGGCAAGAGGCCCACGCCCAGGCCTTTACCGTGGCGGGCGTGCTGAAAAGCGATGTGCTGCAAGACATCCGCGCGGGCGTTGGACAGGCGTTGAAGGACGGTAAAACGCTTGCTCAATTCGAGCGTGAGCTTGAGCCCCTGCTGAAAAAGCGCGGCTGGCTGGGCAAGGGCGAGGTGCGTAACGCCGCCACCGGCGAAGTGGAGGGCCGCCGCCTGGCCCCGCACCGCATGGCCACCATCTACCGCACCAACATGCAGACCAGCTACATGGCCGGACGCTACAAGAGCTTTGCGGAGAACGCCGCGGCCCGCCCCTATTGGGAATACGTGGCGGTGATGGACGCCCGCACCAGGCCGGAGCACGCCGCGTTGAATGGCCTGGTCTTTCCCGCCGGTGACGCTTTCTGGAATTCGTACTGGCCGCCCAACGGCTACCGCTGCCGCTGCCGGGTCAGCGCGCTGACCGCGCGCGAGGCCAAGGCCGAGGGCGTGCGCCTGGAGTCGTCCGAGGGGCGCATCACCGAAAAGGAGGTGCCGGTCGGTCGCTCGCGTCCTGGCCAGCCCGCGCCCAAGGCCAAGGTGACCACCTTCGAACTGCGGCCCGGCCTGTCCATTTCGCCGGACCCCGGCTTTTCCTACAACCCCGGCAAGGCGGCCTGGCCGGAGCTGCAGGACGTGCTGGCCCGCAAAATGGAGACCGCGTCCCAACGCATTGCCTCCGGCCTGGCGCGCGGGCAAGCCCTGGGGCCTGGCTTCAAGGAGTTCCACGCCGCCCCCTCCGGCAACTGGCCCATAGCGAAGATCCCGCCCGAGGACGCCAAGGCCATCGGCTCGCAAACGGGCACGGTGCTGCTCTCCGCAGACACCATGAAGAAGCAGCTGCGCGAACACGCGGAGCTTGCCCCGGAGGAGTATGCGAAAGCCCAGGCGGCCATAGATGCCGGGACCAAGGTGCGGGATTCCGCGCACTCCCTGGTCTACATCCTGGAGGAGACCGGCGCGGAGACTGGCGGTTACGTGACTGTGGTGAAGGCCACCCGCACCGGCCAGGCGGTGTTTCTGACCAGCCTGCGGCGACTGTCCCATGATGACGTGAAGCGGAACATGGAAGTGCAGCGGCTGCTGCAAAAGGCCAAGAAATGACGAAGGCCGCGCTCCGAAGAGAACGGCCTTCAATCAGGCGGGCGGTGGGGCCTCCCTCCGCTTGCGCGGCAACCCCACATGGCGCTCCGGCGGTAAACCGCCGTGCTACGGCCGGGAGTATGTCACCGTGTCGCGCCCGCTTAAAATCCATATAGGGCGGGCGGCAAAGGAAGTCAAATGCTCGAAGCCAAACTTGATTCCGCAGTGGTGCAGCACGCGCTGGAAATGCTGCGCGTATCGTGCCAGGACGCCTCCCCGGTCATGCGGGTCATCGCGGGCGACATGGAGCGCGCGGTGGAAAAGAACTTCCAGAGCGAAGGCCGCCCGGCCTGGCTTGGCCTGGCCCCCGGCACCATCGCCGGGCGCGTGAAGAACGGCACCTGGCCGGGCAAGATCCTCCAACGCACGGGCCAGCTGGCCAGCAGCATCGAGGCGCACTCCGATTCCAACAGCGCCACCGTGGGCACCAACCTGGCGTATGCGGCCATCCAACAGCTGGGCGGCAAGACCCGCGCCCACACCATCACCGCACGCAAGGGCAAGGCCCTGGCCTTCGGCGGCATATTCCGCCGCTCGGTCCACCACCCCGGCTCCAAGATCCCGGCCCGGCCCTTCCTGGCGCTGGACACCACCGACGAAAAGCAGATCGAGGAGTCGGTGCTGCTCTTCCTGACGGGGCGAATGTCCGTTCTTTGACCAGGGGCGCACGGCGGCCTGGAGCACCTTGGGCGCACAACTCCCGCCCGAAACCGTTAAACGCGGGATTAAACGCCACTGGCGCGTTTCTGGAGCGGCTCCAGCATCCGACCTCGACCGTGCCGGACATGGGGTTGCATTCCTTTCCCGTTTCGGCATAGGGTCTCGGCACCAGTCCGTCGACCGAAAATCCCCCAGGAATCTTACTCCCCCGGACATTTGTCCACGTTATGCCGCGCCGTGTCATCACGCATGCTGCGGCCATGAAGACACCCGCACCCATCCACATCTTCCGGTCCGGCACGCACACGGACGTCAGCGGCAAGACCCTGGCGTTCGGCGAAACCGAGCTGGAAGCGTCGGCTAAGGCCTACGACCCGGCCCTGTTCGAGGCCCCCCTCGTGGTGGGGCATCCGCAGCTCGACGCCCCGGCCTACGGCTGGGTCGAATCCCTCTCTTTTTCCCAAAACGGCCTTTCCGCCGCCCCCCGCCAGGTGGACCCCGCGTTCGCCGAGCTGGTGCGCGCGGGCCGCTACAAGAAGATCTCCGCCTCGTTCTACCTGCCCAACTCGCCCGCCAACCCCGTGCCCGGCGTTTTCTACCTGCGCCACGTGGGGTTCCTGGGGGCCGCCGCTCCGGCGGTGAAGGGCCTCAAGCCCGTGGCCTTTGCCCAGGCCGAGGAGGGCGTGGTGGAGTTTTCCGATGCCTGGGCCGAACGCCAGAACGCCAGCCTGTGGCGCGCCCTGCGCGAATGGCTCTTGGCCAAGTTCGGACAGGAGGAGGCGGACAAGGCCGTCGCCCCCTGGCTGGTGGAGAGCGTCGAGGACGCGGCCCGCAAAGAGCTGCTGGAGGACCAGGCCCAACCCGAGTTCGCCGAGGGCGGACCGGCCAACCCCAATTTCAAGGAGGACGAAGTGGAGAAGGAAAAAGAGGCCCTCGCGGCCGAACGCGCCAAGCTCGCCGAGGAGCGGGCCGCGCTGGAGAGGCAGCGGGCGGACTTCGCCGAGCGCGAGGCCAAGCTCATGGAGACCGAGGCTGGCCGCATCCATGCGGAGCACGTGACCTTTGCCGAGATCCTGGTGAAGGAAGGCAAGCTCCTGCCCGCGAACAAGGAAGCCACGGTGGGCCTGCTCGACAGCCTGGCTGTTTCCAGCGCCGTGGTGGCCTTTGCCGAGGAGAACGGGGGCAAGGTCGAAAAGTCCGCCTTGCAGACCATGAAGGACATGCTGACCACCAGCCCCAAGCTGGTGGACTTCAGCGAGCGCGCCGTGGGCGACCTGGACGCGGGCGGCTCGGCCAGCTTCGCGGCCCCCCAGGGCTACACTGCCGACCCCGAGCGGCTGGAGCTGCACGGCAAGGCCGTGGCCTTTCAGGCCGCGCACCCCGGAACCGATTACGCGACGGCCCTTGTGGCCGTGGGAGGCAACTAAATGGGCAAGCAGTGCATCACCATCCTGAGTCTCTCGATGCGGGCCTCCGGCACCATCGCTGAGTACCGTTTCGTCACCCCCACCGGCGCGCAGGCCGGGGCCGGGGCCAACACCCTGGGCACGTCCGAATACGCCGCCGACGACGGCGAAATGCTGGCCGTGGCCAACCTGGGCACGGCCCTTGTGGAGGCCGGGGCCGCCGTGGCCGCCGGAGCGGCCGTCCAGTCCGATGCCTCCGGCCGGGCCATCACCAAGGACACCGGGGCCACGGTGGCCCGCGCCCTGGCGGCCGCTGCCGCGGCGGGCGACTTCATCGAAGTGACCCTCATCCCCAACTAACCGACATCACAGGCAAGGAGCAACGCAACCATGATGAACCCCACGCAGACGCGGGTCATCGACCCCATTTTGACCACCGTGGTCCAGGGCTACAAAAACGCCGACTTTGTCGGCAGCGCCCTGTTCCCGCGCGTGCCGGTCGCCGTTTCCGGCGGCAAGATCATCGAGTTCGGCAAGGAACACTTCCTGGCCTACAACACCCAGCGCTCGCCCGGCGGGGCGACCAAGCGCATCAGCTTCGGCTACCAGGGCAAGCCCTACGCCGTGGAAAACCACGCCCTGGAAGCCCCTGTGCCCCGCGAGTACATGCGCGACGCCTCCAAGGTGCCGGGCATCAACCTGGGCACCCGCGCGGTGAACCTGGTCATGCGCTCCGAGGGTTTGGCCCTGGAGATCCAGCAGGCCGCCCTGGCCACCGACCCCAGCCAGTACGGCGCGAACAACAAGGTCACCCTCTCCGGCACGGACAAGTTCAGCGACAGCACCTCGGACATCGAGGGCACCTTCGATGACGCCAAGGAAGCCGTCCGTACCGCCTGCGGCATGTACCCCAACGTGGCGCTCTTCGGCCCCAAGGCCTTCCGCGCCACGAAGCGTCACGCCAAAGTGAAAGAGCAGTTCAAGTACGTGTCCGACAAGTCCGTCACCACGGAAATGCTCGGCGAGTTTCTGGAGATCGACACCGTCGTGGTGGGCAAGGCCGTGAAGGCCTCGGACGCCGGGGCCATGAGCGACGTGTGGGGAAACTACATCGTGCTCGCCTACGTTCCGGCCGCCCCTTCGCAGGCCGAGGAGCCGAGCTACGGCTACACCTACACCCTGGAGGGCCACCCCATGGTGGAGGCTCCCTACTGGGACAGCACCCACAAGAGCTGGTTCTACGGCGTGACCGACGAGCGCGTGCCTGTGCTCTCCGGCATCGCCTCCGGCTTCCTCATCATCAACCCGTTCTAGGAGGGCGCTGAACCATGCCGCAGTATTCCGTGAACGAACCCCTGAAGCACGATGGCCAGGCCTACGCCCCCGGCGACACCGTGGAGATGGACGCCAAGGCCGCCAAGGCCCTGCTGGCCCTCGGCACGCTCGGCCCGGCCGTCAAGGCCGCGGCCAAGACTGAGCCCAAGGCCAAGGCCTCCCCGGACGCCGCCGGTGACGGCGACGCCTCGGGCGAAGCCGAGGAAGGAAAGTAGCCCATGGCCTACGCCAGCACCCAGGACATGGTCGCCCGGTTCGGCCTGCATGAGGTGATAGCCGTCACCGATCGGGAGAACACCGGGGACGTGGACGAAACCGTGCTTGCCCCGGCGCTTGCCGAGGCCACGGCGGAGATCGAGGGGCACCTGGCCGCCCGGTACTCCCTGCCCCTGGAAAACGTCCCGCTGCTGGTGGTGGGCCTTTGCTGCGACATCGCCCGGTACCGGCTCTCCGGGGCGGACGTTTTGGAGACCGACCCGACCCGCAACCGCTACCGCGACGCGGTCCGCATGCTGGAGCTGATCGGCGCGGGCAAGGTCAGCCTGGGCTTGGACCAGGCCGGACAGCCCGCGCCCACTTCCGGCACGGTGCGCATTGCTCCGGGGGAGCGCAGCTTTCCCGCGGGCAGCCTGAAGGACTGGTGAGAACATGAACCTGACACTTGAAGCCATTGAGGACGCCATGAAGGCGCGCATCACGGCCGCCAGCAGCTCCGGCCAGCTGGGCTACCGCATCAACTCCGTGGCGACCTATGCGGGCGAGTTCGACGACCTGACCAGCCTGGCGGCCGTCATCCGCACCCTGCCCGGCGTGTGGCTGGTGCTTGATGCCCTTGGCAAGCCGGAGCGCAAGGGAGCGGACAAGTGGAAGGTGCCCGCCACCTTCGTGGTCATGGTAGGCGCGCGCAACCCGCGCAGCGCGGAGGCCGCCCGCCACGGATCGCAGACCGTGCGCGGTCTGGAGCCGGGCAGCTATCGGATGCTTCAGGACATGTGGGACCTGTTCGCCGGGCAGGACATGGGCATCGCCGTGGAGGCCTTCAAGCCCGGCAAGACGGTGACGGTGTTCCAGACCCGCGTGCAGAACGAGGGAATTTCCGTGCTTGGCCTGGAGCTCCACACCAGCTTCATGCGCACCGGCCAAGCCACAAAGGACGAGGCCAACGCGCCGGAGCTGAAGGCCGTGGGCTTCAACTACTACCTGAAACCGGGTGACGACATACCCGACGCCACCGACCTGGTGCAGTTCGGTGGAGAGGAGGAAGCATGAAAGTGAGAGCCGCAAGCGGGTTGCGCGTGCCCAAGGAAGGCAAGCCCCGCCAGTACATCACCGAAACGGACGCCGTGGAAGTGCCCGAAACCGCGTACTACCTGCGCGCCGTGGCCTGCGGCGACCTGGTCACGGAACCGGCCACGGCCAAGGCCGCGAAAAGCGCCACCACCGCGACCCAGGACAAGGAGTAGCCCATGGCCAGCCCGAATATCTCTTTCGAGAAGATCCCCGCCTCCATCCGCAAACCGGGGGCGTACTTCGAGTTCAACACCAAGCTGGCGGTGAACAACCTGCCCGCCAACACGCAAAAGGTGCTCGTCATCGGCCAGCGCCTGACCGCTGGCAGCGTGGCCGCTCTGACGCCCACGGACGTGTACAGCGACGCCGAGGCGGCGACGTACTTCGGCGAAGGCAGCATCGTGCACCGCATGGTCCGCGCCGCCATCAAGGCCAACGCCTATCTCTCGCTCACCTGCCTGGCGGTGGATGACGCCACGGCGGGCATCGCCGCCATCGGCGGCCTGGCGCTCACCGGCCCGGCCTCGGGCTCCGGCGTGGCCACCCTGATGGTGGGCAAGGATCTGATCCAGGTGGCCGTGGACAGCGCCGACACCGCCGCGGAGGTGGCGGGGGCACTGGTGGCCCAGGCTGCCCAACAGACCGACTTGCCCGTGAACATAACCGTGGCCGAGGGCACGCTCACCATCACCGCCAAGCACAAGGGCAGCTTGGGCAACGCCATCAAGCTGTCCTTCACCAGCACGGCCAGCGGCATCACCGGCGTCATCACGGCCATGACGGGCGGCCAGGTGGACCCGGACATCACCGGGGCGCTGGCCATGGTGGCCGGGGCGGGGCACACCATCATCCTCACCCCGTTTACTGACGAGGCCAACCTGCTTGCCCTGCGCTCGCACTTGGACTTCGTGGGCGGCCCGATGGAGATGCGCGGGGCCACGGCCTATTACGGGCTGGTCGCCACCCTGGCCAGCTCCACAACCCTGGCCGCCAAAGTGAACTGCGGCCGCGCGTTGGGCGCGCTGTTGCGCGGCTCGCGCAGCCTGCCCTGGGAGATCGGCGCGGCCTTCGGCTCCGTGGCCGCCAGCGAGGAAGATCCGGCCATGCCGCTGAACCACCTGGTGCTGGCTGGCATCGACGTGCCGGACGTGGCCGACCGCCTGACCCGCACCGAACAGGAAGTGCTGCTGCACAACGGCGTGACCCCGCTTGAGGTGGGGCCGGACGGCACCAGCGTGCAGATCGTGCGCGCCGTCACCACCTACACGGTGAACGAGGCGGACGTGGACGACGAGAGCCTGCTCGACGTCACCAGCATCCGCACCCTGGACTATGCGCGCAAGGCGTGGCGTGAACGCGTCCTCCTGCGCTTCCCCCGCGCCAAGCTCTCCAGCCGCACCCCGGCCAAGGTCCGCAGCGAGCTGCTCGACGTGGCCTACAAGCTGGAGGAGCTGGAGATCCTGGAGAACGTGGACCTGTACAAGGACTACCTCATTTGCGAGCGCGACAGCCAGGACGCCAACCGCCTGGACGCGCGGATTCCGGCCGACGTCGTGAACGGCCTGCACGTGTTCGCCGCGCGCATCGACATGTTTTTGTAACCGCCGCCAAACCGGCGTTTAACGGAGATTCAACGCATGAGCACCGACTATGTGGGCGTCATCGTCCTGTCGTTTGACGGCACGGACTACGACATCGAATCCATTGACACCACGGACAAGACCGGCCGCAAGGCGGTCAAGACCATGAACCGCACCGGCGGCCCCAAGGGCTCGGCCAAGGGCGTGCGGGAGCATCCCATCAAGCTGACCGCTCCCATCCCGGTCACGGGCGAGCCGGACTGGTGGAACATGAAGGACGCCAAGATCACCATCGAACCCCTGGACTGCGCCGCCAAGACCGTCACCTATTCCGGCTTCAGCGTGGAAGAGGTGGGCAGCAAGTACCAGCAGGACGGCGAGGCCAAGCGGGACATCAGCGGCTTCGCCCTCAAGCGGGTGGAGGAGTAGCCCATGCACGATCTGCTCACCAAACTGAAGGCGGGCGGCGCGGCCATCCGCCGCGTGACCCTGCCCCGCAAGGACGGCGACGGCCCGCAGCTGGGCCTGCGCGTGCTGACCGAGGCCGACTACCTGGAGGCTGGCTTGTCCGGCATCGACACCATGCGCGCCCGCGGGCACGAGGACGCCAACCTGTCCAGCTCCGAGCTGTTCGAGGGGGCCAAGGTGACGGAGCTTTTGGCCCGCGCCCTGGTGGACCCGGACAGCGGCGAGCCCCTGGCCAAGAACGCAGTGGAGCTGCGCGGCGTGCTCACCCGTGCGGACAAGGTGTTCCTCATCGACCAGTACCTGGACCATGAGCGGGAGTTTTCGCCCAGCGAGGCCAACATGAGCGCCGAGGAGTTTGGCGAGCTGCTGCGCGAGGTAAAAAAAAATCCCGCGACGCCTCGTTTGAGCGATTTCAGTTCCGCTACGCTGAGAAGGCTCGTGCTGTCTTTGGCCGAGCCGGAGCAGAACTGACGCGGGGCCAGTGGCTGTACCTGCTGGGCATGGTCCTGGCGGAGATTGAGGACACCAAGGACGCCGCCGACGGCAACAAGACGAAACGCTTTGTGGCCACCCGCCGCAAGCACGGCAAAACCAAGAAGAGGCCCCGCTCGTGAGCAACAACATGCAGCTTTTCATGCGCCTGAACTGGGACGGCGGCCGCGCGGCCGCCGGGCTCACGCAGGCTTCGGCGCAGGTCAAGCGGTTCACGGACGGGGCCTCGAAGCAATTCGCGGGGCTGCGCAAACAGGCCCACGACTTGAACACGGCCATGGGCGGTTTCTCCGGCATCACCCGGCTGGCCGGGGCCTACCTCGGCGTGCAGGCCGCGCGCGAGACGCTGACCAAGAACATGGACTTCGACAAGATCATTTTGGAGTCCAAGCAGCTGGCGGAAATGACCGAGGAACAGGCGGCGCGCATGCGCAAGCTCGCCTTGGACCTTTCCAAGAACAGCCTCTCCAGCCCGCTGGAGAACGCCGACGCCATCCGCACCCTGGCCAACGCGGGCATGAAGTACGACGAGATCGAATCCACGCTCCAAAAGATCGTAAGCGCCAGCGCCGTGTTCCGCTCCACCATGAAAGAGTTTGCGGACCTCGACTTCGACCTGGAGACAAAGTTCAAGATCGCCCCGGAGCAGCTCGATGCAGTGCACAACATGCTCTACTACCACGCCAAGGCTGGCCGTTTCGAGGCGCACTCCATCAGTTCCTACGCGCCGCAGTACCTGGCCGCCATGAACATGATGGGCTTCCAGGGCGTGCAGGGCACCAACTTTGCGGGCGCCATCCTCCAGGCCCTTCAGAAGATCAAGCCGCAGACCATGCCCTCGGAGACCGTTACCCTGATTGAGCACGGCTTGAGCCATTTGCTGAACGTCCGCGAGGGCAAGCACCTGCGCCAGGTCACCGGGATCGACATCAAGAAATTCGCCCCAGGCGGCAAGTTCAAGGGCGCGGATGGGCTTGAAGGCATGTTCGGCCTGCTGGAGGCCATGAAAAAGGCCGGCCTCGACAAGGACACCTTCAAGCTGGCCTCCGTCTTCCGCGACAAGTACGAGCGCGAGTTCTGGCAGGTGATTCTGCGGGACTTCGACGCCATCAAGACGGCCATGCGCGAGGGCGACCAGGCTGCCAAAAACGACCAGATCGCCACGGACTACAAAGAGATCCTTTCTCACCCTTACGCCAAGGTGAAGGGAGCGGAGAACACCGCCGAGCGCGCGCAGCTGAGCGGCGCGGCCACGGCCGGAACCAGCGCCTATGCCGGGGTTTTGGAATACGCCACGGGGCACCCGGTGCAGGCCGGGGTCGGCGCGCTTGGCCTCTTCATGGCCGGACGCATGGCCTACAACCGCATCCGCAACGGCAAGGCCGACGGCGGCGCGGGCGGCTTCGCGGACTCGGCCATGGGCATGGCCGGGGTGCAGCGCGTGTTCGTGGTCAACATGCCTGGCGGCATGGGCGGCGGCGGGCAATTGGCCTTGCCGCCGGGCGAAGGCTGGAGTCCCGCCGCCGCGGCCCAGGCCTCGCGCTGGGCTGGCGCGCTCGGCGCGGCCAAGGGCGCTCTGAAGTGGGGGGCCATCCCCACCGCCCTCTTTGCCGGATACGAGGCCTACGGCGTGGCCCACAACGACCAGCTGAACGCCGAGGCCAAAAAGACCGAGTACGGCCGCATTGCTGGCGGCGCGGCGGGCAGCCTGGGCGGCGCGGCCATCGGCGCAGGCATCGGTTCGATGTTCGGCGTCGTTGGGGCAATCCCCGGCGCGCTCATCGGGGGCTGGCTGGGCAACCTGTTGGGCGAGAAGGCGGGCCAAAAGGCTGCGGAGAAAATTCATCTTCAGACCACGATCCAGTTGGACGGACGCGTGCTGGCCGAACAGATCCGGGAATACAACCGCGACACCGGGCTGCGGGACTAGGGGGCGGGCATGGCTTGGGAACAAAGACTGCTCGACGCCAAGTTCCGCGGCGTGACCTTCGACTGCCAGTTGTGGGATGACGATTGGGAACGCCATGCAGTGGAGCACACGCGCCCCTTTGTGGACGGCGCGAAAATGGAAGACATGGGGCGCGGCGCGCGGCGCATGCGCATCAAGGCCATCTTTTTCGGCGACGACTATGAGGACCGGCTTGAGGCCTTCCTGAAGGTGCTGGACGAGCCCGGCCCCGGCGACCTGGTGCATCCGGTGTTCGGGCCGCTCAAGGCCCAGGTGGCCACCCCGCATGTGCACCACGAGGCCGAGAATGTGGACCAGGCCGAGGTGGAGGTGACCTTTGCGGAGAGCGCCCTCGGCGCGGCGTTGTTCACGTCCAGCAAGCCGGGACAGAAGGCCGCGGCCGTGGCCACCAAGTCCAGCTCCGTGCGGGAGGCCGCGGCGGCGGCCCTGGCCAAGGCCGTGGCCGTTTGCAAGAACATCACGGCCATGAGCCGGGCGGGCCTGCGGGTCATCGCCGAGCTGAAGGCCATGGTGGACACCGTGACCACCAGCGGGGCGGGCATCACCAGCATTCCCCGCGCCTGGGCCAGCGACGTGGCCAGCCTCATCGCCAGCGTCGTGGATCTGAAAAGCTTCAGCTCGTCCTCGCTCGTGTCGGACTGGAAAAGCACGGTCGCCATACTGAATTCGGCGATCCTTTCGCTGACCTCGAACAACTCGTCGGCCACCTCGTCCGCGTCTTCCGGCTCGGGCGGCTCCAGCGACGCCACCCTGACCCTCACCCCCGGCGACGAGCTGGACAAGGTGCGGGCGCACGTGGAGCTGGAGCGCGCGCTCGGCATCGCCGAGGCCACGCAAGCCGTGCTGGAATCCGAGGCGGACACCCCAACCCTGACGCCGGACGAGATCGAGGCCGTGACGGCGACCACGCGCGAACGCCTGCAAGCGAGCATCGACACCTACCGCGCCCTGTACGGCTTGGAAGAGCACCGCCCGGTCACCGAGGGCCTGAAGGACGTTGCCGCCGCGATACTGGCCGCCGCCGAGGCCATTATGGAGGCCAAGCCGCCCTTGGTCGACCACACCCTGGCCGCGCGCACCTGCCCGCGCCTGCTGGCCCACCAGCTTTACGGCGACCACACCCGCGCGGCCGAGATCCTGCGGCTGAACGCCCTGGCGGACCCCAACTTTCTGACTCCCGGCGAGGTGCTCCGTGTCTACGCAAGCTAAATCGTGGCAGGCGGAAAACGAGAAGGTCGCGCTCCTGGTGGCGGGCAAGGCCCATGACGAGTGGAACGGCTATGAGGTGGACTCGGACCTGCTGACCCCGGCGGACGCCTGGCGCGTGCGCCTGGGCCTCTCGGAGGACAGCTCGCTGCCCTCGGACGTTGTTCCGGGCACGGCGTGCGAGCTGCGCGTCGGGCCGGACCTGGTGATGACCGGCCGTATCGACGACGTGCGCGTGCGCGTGGACAAGCGCGGCCACTCGCTGGAGATCCTGGGCCGCGACGGCGCGGCGACCCTGCTCGACTGTTCCGCCCCTCTCGTGGGCGGCCGCAAGCTCGGCCTGGAGGACATCATCACCCGCGTGGTGCGGCCCCTTGGCATCGTCCGGGTGCGCCTGGCCATGGCCAACGGAGTGGCCCGCCAGCGCGAGAAGGTGACGGTGGAGCCCGGCGACACCGCCTGGGACACCCTGGCCCACGTGGCCGAGGCCAACGGCATGTGGCCGTGGATGGACCCGGACGGCACGCTGGTCATCGGCGGCCCGGACTACTCTGACGCCACCAACCCGGCCGTGGCCACCCTGTGCCTGGCCCCGCGCAAGGCGGGAGAGATGGGCATCACCAACGTGGCCAGCCTTGAGCGCCGCGAATCCGTGGCCGAGCGGTACAGCACCATCACCGTGCTGGGGCAGACCCACGGCACCGAGGCCACGGAAGGCAAGCACGGCCTCAAGTCCTCCGCCGTAGACCCGGACCTGGAGGCTATCTGGCCGCGCCGCAAGATCGTCACCGACTACGAGGCGGACAGCGTGGCCGTGTGCCGCTCCCGTTCGCAGAAGCTCCTGGCGGACGGCCGCCTGAAGGGCTTTGAGCTGCGGGGGGAGGTGCAAGGGCACCGCATCAACGCGCCGGGCATGCCCGGCCACGGCAAGCTCTGGACGCCTGGCCAGCGGGTGCAGGTCATCGCCCCGCCCGTGGGCTGCGTGGGCACCTATTTTCTCATGGCGCGCACCTTCGTGCTTTCGCAGAGCGAGGGCACCATGACCCGCCTTTCCCTGCGGGAGGACAAGGTGTGGATCTTGGAGGCCCACCCGCACAAGCGCAAGCACCGCAAGGGCAAGAACTACGCGCCGGAAATCGCGGACGAGGCGGGCGACGTATGAAGAAGCTCATCATGGAATGCGTGCAACGCGCCCTGGCCGGCCTGCGCCTGGCCTACCGCGCCAGGCTGACCGCCCGCGCGGACGGTGCCGGTGTGCAGCTGCTCCAGGGCGATGCCCTGGCCGGGGAAACCATGCAGGCGGCCGAGCTGTTCCAGCACTTCGGCTTTACCAGCGCGCCCCCTGCCGGAACGCAGCTCATCGTGCTGCCCCTTGGGGGGCAGAGCGCGCACAGCGTGGTCATCGCCACGGAGAACGGCTCCTATCGCGTGGACGTGCAGAGCGGCGAGGCCTGCGTTTACAACCAGTGGGGCGACAAGATCCACCTGAAGCAGGAGCGCATCGAGGTGGAAACCAAGACGTTTCAGGTGACGGCCACGGAGGAGGTGCTCTTTAAGACGCCTGCCTTCAACATGGTGGCCACGGACGGCGGAGCCACGGCGGCGAGCATTACCGGCACGCTGCACGCGTCCCAGGACATGACAGCGGGCGACGTGTCCCTGCGTGGCCATGTGCATGTGGAGCACGACAACGGCGGCCCCACGGCCCCGCCCACGGGGAGCTAGATCATGGCGGACGCATATCTCGATCCCACCACCGGCGGCTACACGCTGACCGACGGCAACCTGACCCCGGACCCGGCGCGCGGCCTGGGCAACGCCGTGTACCTGCGGCTCATGACCCCGCTGGGCAGCTATTGGGCCGACGCCACCCTGGGCTCCAGGCTGCACGAGCTGGAGCGGGAGAAGGACCTGGCGCGCGTGGCCCAGCTGGCCAAGAAGTATAGCGAGCAGGCGCTTCAGCCGCTCTTGGATGACGGCCGCGCGAAGGCCATCGCCGTTTCGACCGAGCGCCTGCACGACGGCTGGCTGCGCCTGGCCGTAGGCGTCACCGACGCGGGCGGCCGTGAACACCTGTTCAACCACCATGTGAGGGTCATGTAATGGGCTTCACTCCCAAGGAATACGCGGACATCAAGGCCGACATGCTGCGCGACGTGCAGAGCCAGCTGCCGGATGCGAGCGTCACCACGGATTCGGACTTCGGCGTGCGCGCCGGAGCCGTGGCCGCCGCGGTGGAGGGGCTTTACGAGCACCAGGCGTGGATCGCGCGCCAGGTGTTCCCGGATACCGCAGACGCCGAGTACCTGGAGAAACACGCCAGCAACCACGGCCTCACGCGCAAGCGGGCCACCATCGCCCAAGGCGCGGCCACGCTCTCCGGCACGCCGGGCGCTGTGGTGCCCCTGGGAACGGAGGCGAAGACGGTTGCAGGGCTGGTGCTCCTCACCACGGCCGAGGCCACCATCGGCGCGGGCGGCACCGTGGCCGTGCCGGTGCAGGGCGGCGCGGCGGGCAGCGCGTACAACATGGACGCGGGCGCGGCGCTCACCCTCACCAGCGCACCCAGCGGCGTGCAGAGCGTGGCCGTGCTGACAAGCGCCACCATCGGCGGCACGAACGCTGAAACCGACGCCGAGCTGCTGGCCCGCGTGCTTGACGTGATGCAGAACCCGCCCGCCGGTGGCAACAAGGCCGATTGGCGGCGCTGGGCCATGAACGTGGACGGCGTGACTGAGGCCTATGTGTTCCCCCTGCGCCGGGGCCTGGGCACGGTGGACGTGTGCGTAACCTCGGCCGGGGGTGCGCCTTCGGCCGCGACTCTAGAGGCGGTGCGCGCTTACCTGGACGCCGTGCGCCCTACCGCAGCCAATGACTTTTTGGTTCTGGGCCCCAGCATTGTGCTGGTGGACGTGGCCGCACTGGCGCGGCTCTATGGCCTCACCTTGGCCCAGGCCAAAACGGCCGTTGAAACGGCCTTGGCCGCCTACTTCGCCACCCTGGAGCCGGGCGACCCCGTGTACCTCTCGCGCATCGAGACGGCCATCTCCGGCGTGCTGGGCGTGGTGGACCGTGTAGTGACGAGCCCGACCGCCAACGTGCCCATGGGTGCCATCGAATGGGCTCGCCTGGGCACCGTCACTGTGGGGCTGCTGGCATGAACGGACACGCGGAACTTTTGACGCTGCTCTTGCCCAAGCCCTACGAGGCCACGGACGAGGTGCTTTCCGCCAGCCTGGCGGCCGAGGGCGCGGCGCTGGACGCCGCCCACGCCAGTGCCCTGGTGGTGGCCGAGGCCATCAGCCCGGCCGGGGCGGACGGCCTGTGGCTGGCGGATTGGGAGCGTGTGCTGGGCCTGCCGGACACCTGCGCGGGCGGCTACGCCCAGACCCAGGCGGAGCGCATCGCCGCGGCCCTGTCCAAAATGCGCCAGCGCGGCGGCTTGAGCCGGGCCTACTTCATCGGCGTGGCGGCGGCGCTGGGCTACGCCATCACCATCGAAGAGCACGCGGTCTACACCTGCGAGAGCCCGTGCGACCAGCCCATTTGCGACGAACCCTGGCGCTTCGTCTGGACCGTGCGCGGGCCGGAAGTGACCATCCGCGAATTTTCCTGCGGTTCCGGCTGTAGCGACCCCTTGGCCAGCTGGGGCAACGCGCAGCTGGAGTGCCTCATCAACCGGCTGAAGCCCGCCCACACGTACGTTATTTTCGCCTACGGCGAGTAGCCCCGGCAATCAGGAGGAACCCCATGCAAAGAGTCAAGACCGCAACCGCCGTCACCAGCAAGCCCGCGTACAGCGAGACCGGCACGCCCGGCTACTTCGTCAACGGCGACGCCGTGGCGGGCACCCCGGCCACCGTGCCCGGTCAGGACTGGTTCAACATGGTGCAGGAGGAGCTGCGCAACCTGGTGGTGGCCGCCGGGCTGACGCCCAGCGCCACGGATGACACTCAGCTGGCCCAGGCCGTGGCGGAGCTTATTACCGCCCACCAAGTGACGATTTCCAACGCCAGCGAGACCGTGGCGGGCATCATCAAGCAGTCCACCACCGCGCAGGCCCTGGCCGGGACCAACGACGACACGGCCATGAGCCCGGCCGATTCCACTTCGTTGGTTAACGCCATCGTGAGCGCGGCCCTCGCCAATGTGGCCAGGACCAACGTGGCGCAGGGCTGGACCAAGCAGCAGTACCCGGTGCCCACGGAGGCCACCGGCGTGAGCGGCACCGTGACCCTGGATTGCAATGCTCCCGAGTATTGGCAGGCGCTCACCGGGGCCACCACCTACGCCAACCCGAGCAACATGACCAAGGGCAAGCGCGTGACGCTGGATCTGTACGCAGCGGCCGCGCAGACGGTGAGCTGGGGCTCGCTGTGGGTGGACAACACCTACATGGCCAAGCCCACCAGCCTCTCCGCCGGGCAGCGCCTGCGCATGACCTTCGACTGCGTGTGGAACTACTCCCTCGCCGCGCTGTGCATGCAGCTCGTCGGCCTGGTGCCGGGGGTCTAGCCATGCTCGGCGGCAATCTCGTCGGCATGTTGCACCCGTCCGAGACGGACATCGCGCCCCTGGCCACCATCACGGCCACGGGCTCGCCCAATGGCGGGCTGCTCTCCTACCTGGTGGATGGCAACAACTCGACCATGGCGTCTTACCAGGGGGCCGGGGCGAGCTTCATCTTCGACTTCGGCACGCTCAAGCGCAACCTGTGGCGGCTGCGCCTCTCCGTCAACGCGGGCACCGGCCCGGTCTGGTGCAAGCTCTGCTACTCGGACGACCTGGGCGTGACCTGGCTGGACACCAACCTGACGTCCGTCACCCAGCCCTTGGGGGCCGCCATCACGGACTACGCCGTCAACGACTTCGGCTTTCACCGGCATTGGGGCCTTATCTCCAGCACCGGCATCCAATACACCACCGTGGGCATGTTCCCACGCCTGTTCTTCTAGGAGGACCGCATGAACCTGTACAGCTACCCCGCCGGGACCATCGTCAACGGCCAGGCCCTTGCCGAGCGCACCGCGCTGCCCCCTTGCGTGGTGGCCATCAACGAGATCACCCACGGCCCGGAGATCTGCGAGCTGTGGACGCCCGAGGCCCTGGTGGAGCTTGGCATCAAGAAGGTGGTTTGCGAGGCGCTGCCGGTGGACGCCAACGGCTGGCCCAACCTGCCCGGCGAGCCGGTGGACGTGGAGGGCGAGACGGAGATCCAGCGCAGCTACCCCAACGCCTCGCCGGACGTGGAAGGCTGGGCGGCGCACCTGGAGACCCTGGCCACGGCCGTGCGCACCGCGCGCGACGCCAAGCTCACGGCCTGCGATTGGACCCAGCTGGCGGACTCGCCGCTTGCCGCAGACCTCAAGGCCAGCTGGGCGACCTACCGCCAGGCCCTGCGGGACATCACCACGCAGGCTGCCTTCCCGGTGACGGTGGAGTGGCCGAGCGCGCCTGCGGAGAGCTAGATTTTGAGGGCGGCGGCGGGGCCAAGAGGCCCCGGCCGCCTTTGAGAGAGTGGAGAGGCGGGGGAGATTGAGCCCTCCCCCACTGGCCCGGTGTTAGAGCACCGGACCACGGCCGAAGCCGCTCTCCGGCCCGTGCGCACGGGGTACCGGAGGGGTAGCAGGCAAGAGGCCCAACCGTCAAAAGGAACCATGGACAAGGAGATTCGGTGCGGCAAGTGTAATCGGCTTCTGGCCAAGGGCGAGGCCCTGGCGCTGACCATCAAATGCCCGCGTTGCGGGTGCATGAATCACGTGAGGGGCACGAACCCCAACAGCGAGGGCACACGAGCCCCAGGCAAGGAGCCCTCGCATGGACCCGACGATCTTTGACAACCGAGTGACTTTGTACAAGGGCGACGCGCTGGCCGTGCTCCGGGATCTCCCGGACGCGGTCGCCGACGCCGTGGTGACCGATCCGCCCTATTCGAGCGGCGGCACATCTTCCGCGGCCCGCAAGGCCGACCCGTCCGACAAGTACCAGGCCAGTTACATCAAGCGGAGCTACCCGGCCATGTTGGGCGACAACAAGGACCAGCGTAGCTGCTTGGCCTGGGCGGCGCTCTGGCTCGCGGAGTGCTGGCGCATCGCGAAGAACGGCTCGCCGTTGCTCCTGTTCTCGGACTGGCGGCAGCTGCCGCTTATGACCGACGCGGTGCAGGCTGCCGGGTGGACCTGGCGCGGCGTGGTGGTGTGGGAGAAACCCTCGGCACGGCCCATGCGCGGACAGTTCCGAGCCCAGGCCGAGTATGTCGTGTTCGCCACTAAGGGGCGCTTTGCGCGCACCACCGACCGCTGTCTGCCGGGCGTATTCCGGCATTCTGTGGAAATGGCCCGCAGGGTTCACCTTACGGCAAAACCTGTGCCCCTCCTGCGGGAGCTGCTGGAGGTGACCAAGCCCGGCGGCCTGGTGCTTGACCCCTTCATGGGAGGCGGGGCTACCGGCGTGGCCAGCCTGGAGACGGGCCGCCGCTTCGTCGGCGTCGAGTTGTCGCCCGAGTACTACAAAATCGCGTCCGTCAGGATTGGCGAGGAATCGCGCCCGCGCGCGTAG